ATAGAATTCATGGCGTTATTCAATGGTTGTATTACTATTTTTTATCATTAATCATATTTAAAATAAGAATAAAAAAGTAATATAACCATTTGACAACGCCAATATAATATTATGAGTTTCATAAAATTACAAAAATAAAATTTCATAATAATAAATCACAAACATAAATTTACAAAAATAAAATTTCATAATTAGTAAAATAATAATAAATCATATCTAATGAAAATTTATAAAATTACAAAAATAAATTTACAAAAATAAAATTTCATAATTAGTAAAATAATAATAAATCATATCTAATGAAAATTTATAAAATCACAAAATAATTATTCTCATAGAATTCATGGCGTTATTCAATGGTTGTATTACTATTTTTTATCATTAATCACATTTAAAATAAGAATAAAAATAGTAATATAACCATTTGACAACGCCAATATAATATTATAAGTTTCATAAAATTACAAAAATAAAATTTCATAATAATAAATCACAAAAATAAATTTACAAAAATAATAAATTAAAAATAATTCTCTTAACTGAGACTAATATTTAATAAAATATATCTTCAATATTCATATCAAAATGATGTGGATAAAATACAACACGATTTAATGAACGTGTCGGCATCCAAAAGGCAGAAAAACCATCATCAAGAAATTTATCATAATGATTGCCAGTGAGATATTTATCTTGGATACCATCATTAGAATATAATGAATCTAAAGCACCAACAAAATTCTCATTTTGTTTGAAATAAAAAATTAATACTATTATGCAAACTATACATAACACAATAAATAAATTATACATTATATTATTGTAATAGATAAATAATAAATTTAACATCTTCCTTTGTATCATCAAAATATATAATTTCTTGTATATTTTGAGTAAAAATATCACGTTCTATTTTTGTGTTAATAAAAACTTTGTTTAATAATTTTTCTTCTAATTTATCAATGTGATTCATAAATATATGCTCAAATTTTTCAGAACTCAATATATTTATAATTATTTTATTCCATGGCTTTAATCCAGAATCTTTTCGCTGCTTTTGTATTCCTGATATAAGTTGTCTCGATTGATAAATATTGTGTAATTCTTCTGTATAACTATTATCAATTGAAACCATTAATTCACCATCAATTTTACAAATAATATTTTTCTCATCTATCATTTTGGGTATTTTTTCGATTTTATATTCATCTTTTTCTATTTTACAACTTTCAATTATCAAATTATTTTCATTTACTTCTTTTATATTTATTTCTTCTAATATTTTTTTAATAATTTTTGCTTTAGCTTTATATTTTTTTCCTAATATATTATCATTACATACTACTTTATATGCTAAATTATTATCTAATTTATCGTAATATATATCAAGGCAATTAATTTCTGTTTTGATAAAATCTTCAAATGTTTTAGCTATCTCAATAAAATCACTGTTATTATGATATATAGTTGCTTTATATATTGGCATTTTTACTGTTTGAATTTTTAATTCTTTTCGAGCTGCTCTAAAATTTTTAATTACACATTTAAAAACTGAAAAATTATTTATTGCTTCAATGTTATAAAAATAATCTTGTTTTTGTGGATAATCACATAATAAAATATTTTCATGTTTAATTTCTTCAAATATTTTAAGATAATTATATATATATGAACTTAAAAATGGCATAAATGGCGCACTTAATTTTGTAAAATTAATAAGTACAATATATAACACTGATAAAGACATATTTGTTTCTTCTTGTGTAATAATACTTCTTAATCGATCGCGATTAAATTTAATATACCAATTACATAAATCATCAATAAAATCAAATAATAATTGAATTACTTTATCCATATTATAATTATCCATTTGTTGTGTTATATTATTTATTAAATCATATAAAACACTAATAATCCATTTATCCATTGTATTTTCACTTTGACGCCATAATTTAGTATCTAAATAATTATTTTTAGCTGAATTACTTTCACACAAAACCAAAAATAATTTTACTCCATTTACATAAGGAATTATTTTTTGTATATTTTGTGTATTTCCGCCATCTTTGAATAACAAACAATCCCCCATTAATGCAGGTGAGTTTAATAAATATAAACGTGTCATGTCTGCACCATAAGTATTTAATACTTCCATTGGATTTTTAAAATTTCCATATTTTTTTGAAAATTTAATTCCTTTTTCATCTAGCACTAAGCCTGCACAAATAACTTCCTTGAATGCTGGTTTATTAAATAATGCTGTTGAAATAACAAGTAATGTATAAAACCATCCGCGTGTTTGGTCGAGTCCTTCCGCAATAAAGTCACTTAAATATTCTTTGTCATCAAAATAATCTGCATTATTATCAAATGGATAATGTATTTGAGCAATGGGCACACAACCACTTTCAAACCAACAATCAAGAACGAGTTTTACATTTCTTAATATTTTACCTGTTTTTTTACTGATAATTTCAATATTGTCAATCGTTTCTCTGTGTAGGTCTTTTATTTCTTGTATATTTGCTAATTGTTTTAATTCATTGATACTTGAAATACATAATGTTTCTTGTCCATCATCACTTATCCACAATGGCAAAGGACATCCAAAAAATCGATTTCTGGATATACACCATTCTCTTGCTGTATCTAACCAATTTTTGAATCTTCCGCTGCCTATATTTTTAGGATACCAATTTATTTTTTCATTATTTTTTATTAATTGGTCTTTAATTTCTGGCACTTTAAGAAAATAACTCAATGTGAGTTTATATATTAATGGCGTATCAGTTCTATAACAAAATGGATATGAATGTTTATATACATGTGTTTTTAATAACTGCCCTTTAATTTTTAAAGTTTTAATAATAATATCATTTGTTTCTTTGTCAGTTGCTAATAAATTTTTGATGTCATTTATTTTGTCTGTAAATAATCCATTCTCATCTAACATATTTGTTTGTTCAATATTACTAATATTATTTTGTTGTGCGACTCGATAATCATCCTCACCATAATAAGGCGCAATATGAACAATTCCTGTTCCAACTTTTGATGTATTATCAATAATAACGTAATTTTGTTTTGTATCTTTGATTATTTTATAATAATTTTCTTCACATTTGAATACATTTTCAAATAATGGTTCATAAGTTAGATCAACTAATTCATCCCCAATACATGATTTAATTATTTCATATTTATCAAAGCCTAAATTATGAATTAAATCTTTAGCAACAATATATATTTTTTCATTATGTTTAATCCATTCATAAGTTGCAAGATAATTTACACATAACGCAACATTAGAGAATAAAGTCCATGGAGTTGTTGTCCAAGCAACAATATAAGTATTTTCAAATTTTGTTAATTTGAAAAGTACATAAATAGATTTTGTTTCAACATCTTTATAATTTTGTCCTGCTTCAAAATTTGACAATGGAGAATTACATGCATTAGAATATGGCATAACTTGATAACCTTTGTAAATTAAATTTTTAGCATATATTTGTGCAAAAACCCACCATACACTTTCCATAAATGGGGTATCAAGTGTTTTATAAGTATTTGTAAAATCTGCCATTCTCCCGATTCTTTCATATAATGGCTCCCACGCCCCTGAAAATTCATTAATCATTTCTTTACATTTTTTATTGTATTTGTCAATTCCAAAAGTTTCTATTTCTTTTTTAGTATATATATTTAATTGTTTGTTTGCTACACTTTCAATGGGCAATCCATGACAATCATAACCTAATAAATTGTCACAATCATAATTATTCATTTGTTTGTAATATAAAACTGTACTTTTTATATATCCAATTAAAAGATGCCCAAAATGTAAAGAATTTGATGATGGAAATGGAGGCCCATCCATAAATCGATATTTGCGTTTATCTTTATTTTTCTTTTTTATACTTTTATAAATTTCTTTTTCATTCCATTCTTTAATAATAATTTCTTCGTGTTTGATATAAGTAATATCATCCGGGAGTTGAGCAATCATTCTTTATTCTTTATTTATTATTGTAATTTAAATTTCAATGAATATATATATTTCATTTTTTGTGTGTCAAACATATAGTATAAATAATTATTTTATTTAGTATTATTTGATAAATCATTATTATATACAATTTTTTTACAATTATTAATTATAAAGATAATGAATAATAATTGTAAAAAATTAACTGAATTATATAAATACTTAACAAAAGAAAGAGATTGTAAAAAGAAGAAAAACTATAATAATAATGATAATAATAGAAAAGTTATTCCATGTATTAATAATCTAATTGATAATTCAAATAGATTGACTGATCATAAAATTAGTAATTTTGGTTTGATAATGAAAAATTTATTATTACATAATAATAATAATCATAATCATAATAATATTTGCACATATGATGTGCCGGGGCGTTATACAAAAACTTTTAATAAAGATCATACAGTATTATTACAAATGATGGGTGGTGGTGGTTCTGGTGGTGTAAGTTATGTTCATAATGAAATAATTATTTATGCAGGTGGGGGCGGTTCTGGTGAATATTATTCTCAATATATTAAAATAAAAAGAAATAATTATTGGATTATTAATATTGGCGCAAGTGATACTGATACAACATTAGCAATATATGATAATAATAATACTAGTTCTAATACATTATTATTAACTATAACTGCGAGCGCTGGTTCAAGGGGTATATGTATCACACCAAGTATTATAAATAAAGATAAAGAAAAAGGCAATATGCGTTTTAAAGAATTAATTTGTGGTGGTGTATGTCGTAATCCATCCGGGTCTGGTTTTGATGGATGTATTGCTGTTCCAAGTATTACGGGCAATACTGGCGCGGGAGGACAAATTTTAGGCATAACTGGTTTGGGAGGTTTAGGTGGTAATTCAGAACATCCAAATGGATATAATGGATTTTATGGTTCTGGCGGAGGTGGAGCGATGCCAAATTCAATACCTGGTTTAGGCGGGTCTGGATATTTAATATATAAAATATTTGATTAAAACTTATATTTATATATTTATATATAATATGAAAAAAATATTAATTGTATCATATTATGAATTAAAAGAATTTTTACTTACAATAAGCAATATATTTAGTAATACATATAAATGGGATGTATGCTATTATCCATTATTTATGTATTATAATGATATAAACACAAAAATACCTAATTATAAACAACATTTTAGCAATTTTATAGATGAAAATAACCCGGATATAATATTATGGTGGTATTATGGCATTCCAATTGATATTATACAATATATTAAATTAAAACATCCTGACAAATATTATATTATTTACGAATATAGCAGCGAATCTAATGATAAATTAAATTTATTTGATTATGTATTATCAACAAATAAAAATAAAATAAATTATTTTTTATTTGGATATGATAAATTAATATATAAAAAAACTATTCAAACACTTAAATATGATATTAGTATTTATTGCGATGATATTATTAAAAATAAAGATGATATATTAAAAATAGAAAAATATTGTATTGAGAATGATTTAACATATATACAATATGGACCGACACAATTATGTTCATCATATGGCAATAATTATAATTATTATGATTTAATGAATAAATTAAATATAAGTAAAATAAATATAGTATCAGAAAATAATTTAGCAAGCGCTTTAGCATGTAATGAAAATACTATATTATTTGATGCGAATATTATAAATAATATTGAAAATAATAATTATACAAAATTAAATTATGATTATTCGTGGGATAATTTTGTTAGATTAATATTTATTGATTGTAATAAAAAATTTTTTGATTATGCTTTTTATATAACTACTTATAAATTAGATATTAGTGACAAAGATTTGATTTATAAATATTGGGAAGATAAATTAATACAAAAAAATATTATTGATATTCCATATAAAATAAAAATACCGGATAATTTTGATTTAGATAATTATAAAAAATTATTTAAAATAGATTATTGTGACGCATATTATTATATACAATGGTATATGTGTGGGAAAGATAAAAGTTTTTTGAAACAACATTTAAATACTAATTTCATATTTGATACAGATAAATATAATATTCAATCAAATAAAATATTAGATTTATTTCATGGTTTTAATTTATTTTCTGATTCAAATACAATTTATGATGGCCTTGAAATACTTGATAATATATCTAAAAATAATCCTTATTTAGAAATAAATCAATTAGTCAAAATGTATAATACAATAAATAATTAATGTATTATTTAAATTTTATTGATATTTTTTGATGATGAAAAAAATATTAATATAGAATTAATAGAAATATTTTTAATTTGTGATGTATTTTTATAAATCTATTATTGTAATTATGAATTCTTATTATGAGATTTTATTTTTGTAAATTTATATTGGCATTGTTTAATAGTTATATTAAATAATAAATAATGCAATAATTTCTATAAAATTATATAAAAGATCATTATAATTATTTTACTAAAAAAGTTGTATAGACGGATTGGTATGATTTTTTAGGTATTGATACAAGTAATTTTATAAAAGAAAAATATGAGTGGAAAAAAATATGTAAAGAATTAAATATAGATTCATTAGAAAAATATATTAATGAAACTAAAAATAATAAAAAACTTTATATCCTGCGGATTTCTATAAAAATTTTTCTAACATTGAATATGAATTAGATTTAATTAAATCAATAAAATTAAGAAGATAATAAATTATTTATGTTTATATAAAAAATATAATTCAATTATTTTTTTTTATAATTGTTTTTTTTATTTTTCTTTTTCTTTCATTTGTGTTTTCTTCTAAATTTAGTATATCATCATATTTTGATTCAGTTTTCTCTATTATTTTTTTTACTTTTTGTTTATTTGTTTGTTTTTCTATTATATCTTCTTCTATTATATCTTCTTCTAGCTTATTTATATTATTCTGTTCAGAATCTTTTATTTGTTTAGATTGTGGGATTGCTTCTTCTGCTAATTCTTTAATTAGTTTATTATATAATTGCATATTTTTTTCATCATATGATTTTGATATTTTTTCAGTCCATTCTTGTATTTTTGCGGGAGATTTTGGCATTGGAATTTGTAAATTTTGTAAATATTTAATTGATAAATTTTTTAACACAGAACCTTTAAAACCATCGCTTAATAAAGTCATATTACTTTTTATCATATTGTATATAAATGTATTAGTTTTTGATTTAAATATGTGATTATGATCGGAACAACTAAAATTACTATCAATTTTAATATTTGCATCTCCACCATCACCTACAATAATACACTCATCCTTATAATCCGCAACATCACATTTTTGTACTTTATCACTTGATGTATAAAAATTATATTTTCCTTCTTTTTGTCCAAATGATGCGTTTCTTTTGCTTTTTGGTAAAAATTCACATATATCTCCTAATTTTACTAATTCATAACCATCGCCACAAACAATTTCTTTTTTATTATAATCTTTTGAATTTAAAGAACAAATTGAATTTGATAAAATCATTTCAATTGTAGCAACTGATATTAATTTATCACATACTTTTTTAATATCATTCTTATTTTCAGTAAGAACAATATTATCCCCAATTTCTTCAAATTTATCTTCAGTATATCTTTCAACAATCAAATCATAAAATTTAACTTCTTTTGTTTTTAATTTAGTTTCAAAATTATCAAAAATAACAATAGATGTTTTAGTAGATGTATTTTCAAATTGGTCTTGTGGAACACTTATAATTTCTCTGACATTAAAATTTTTAATTAAACATTCTCGTAATTCTTTATATGTTTTATTAATAATTACTCCTTCTTTTAATACTCCGACACATGTTCCCCCAACTTTTAATAAATCCATCATTAATATTAAAGAACATGCTTCTTTATCGTTACCTTTTAGATTATTATTTTTTGCAAACTTTTTAATTCTATAACTACATTCACTAATAGATACTTTGGTTTTGTCTTGTTCTTTTTTTTCTTTTCTTTTTTCATGTTCAATATATTTTAATTGTAAATTACGCAATTCAATTTTATTTTTATCTTTTATAGTTTTTAATTCTTCTTTAATATACTTTTCTATTTTGTCTCGTTTAATTTTTGCATCACTTTGTTTAATTTTGTCACCACCATATGGGGGGTTTGTAATAACTAAATCAAATTTCATATCATTAAATTCATCAGTGAAAGAATTTTTATATTGTAAATTTTCTCTCATATCAGGTAGAACACCAGTTAAACAGAACAATTCTAATGCTGCAGACTTTATAACATCTTCATTCATATCATAATGATAAATTTTATTAATTTCATCATTCCAATTATTAAATTTAGGATTTAATTTATTGATATAATTAATATAACCGGTTGTGAAACCACCAGAACCACCAAACATATCAATCATTGATTTTATAGTCCCATCATCATTTATAACATTTTCTAATTTAGAATATATATAATCAACAATATGGCGATCAGTAAAATATGCTCCTAATTCAGAGATTGCACTTTCATCTCTACCAATAAAATATTCATATATTTTACCAGATAATAGCACATTACATTTTTTTTCAATTAATGTAATTTTATTTATTTCTTTAATTAAATAACTAAAAACAGAACCTTTAATATTTTGTGGGATTTCATAAAACAATAATTCAGAAATATTACTTTTATAAATAGATGTTAAAATATCTCCAAGAAGTAATGATGCAATTTTTTCATCATTATTGCTATTATTTGCTAATTCTAATAAATATGAAAATTTACATTCTTTTATTAAATTACATTTATCAATAATATTATGTTCTTCTAATTTTTTTAATCCATATAAAATATTAAATACTTTCAAAGCATTCATACCATATCCTGCACCATTGTTGCGCAAAAAATTATGAATTTCGTGAATTTTATCTTTCAAAGCTTCTTTATTTGATACAATACTCATTTCTTCCATAGCATACATTATATTATTATATTCTAAGCATGTATTATCAAAATCTGTAAAATTCAATTTTTTGTCATATATATTAGTCTCAGTATTATTGACATTACCAGTTATATTATTTGCTTTATATAGCTTTAATAATTCAATTGAGTTAGATTGATTTAAATTATTAAGTTTTGATTCAAATAATTCTTTTTTATCTTTATGTTTATTTGTTTCAATATGTATTTTGTGAGACACTTTTATATATAAAAAATATTATTATTTTAATTGTTATAACTAAAAAATGTTATTTTATATTATTTTTTATATGACACTTTCTCAATGAATTATATTAATACTTTTTTATGATGAAAAAATATTAATATAAAATTAATAGAAATATTTTTATGTTTCAAATTATGTTTAATGAAAATTCATGAGAGCACAAAAATAAATTTACAAAAATAAATTATGTTTAATGAAAATTCATGAGAGCACAAAAAAATTTACAAAAATAAATTATGTTTAATGAAAATTCATGAGAGCACAAAAATAAATTTACAAAAATAAATTAGTTTAATGAAAATTCATGAGAGCACAAAAAAAATTTACAAAAATAAATTAGTTTAATGAAAATTCATGAAAGCACAAAAAAAATTTACAAAAATAAATTAGTTTAATGAAAATTCATGAGAGCACAAAAATAAATCACAAAAATAAATTTACAAAAATAAATTACAAAAATAAATTATGTTTAATGAAAATTCATGAGAGCACAAAAATAAATTACAAAAATAAATTTACAAAAATAAATTACAAAAATAAATTTACAAAAATAAATCACAAAAATAAATTTACAAAAATAAACTGTGTTTAATGAAAATTTATGAGAGCACAAATATAAATCACAAAAATAAATTTACAAAAATAAATTCACAAAAATAAATTATGTTTAATGAAAATTTATGAGAGCACAAAAATAAATTACAAAAATAAATCACAAAAATAAATTTACAAAAATAAATTACAAAAATAAATCACAAAAATAAATTACAAAAATAAATCACAAAAATAAATTACAAAAATAAATTATGTTTAATGAAAATTCATGAGAGCACAAAAATAAATTACAAAAATAAATTTACAAAAATAAATTACAAAAATAAAT